CTCAATGTGTGTGTGCGTGTGTGTGCGTCAGGCGGTCCAGCCGCGATCGCCGAGTAACTGCACCAGGCGCGCGAGCCGGCCGGCGTGCCGGCGGCCGACCTGGGTGGTTGCCGTCCAGGTGGTCATCGTCGCCGCCGCGGCCTGGGCCTCGAGCCGGCCGACGACGAGCCGGCCGACACCCGGATGCTGGTAGGTCGCGCCGGCGGCCAGCGGGCCGGTGCGTTCGACCTCCCCTGTCACCATGTTGATCACCGTGAATTCGGCACAGGCGCGCTCACAGGGCAAGGCGTTGCCGGCTTGCTCTTGCGTGTGCACGACGATCACGAATCGGCCATCCGGCGCGATGGCATGCTCGGCGCGCGTCGGGTCGACGGCCGCCAGGATCCGCACGCCGGCGAACCGGGTCCCGGCATGACACACCACCGGGAAGGTCGCAATGTCGGTCGGCAGGAAGGTCGGCAGGCGCGCGACCTCGGCGAAACCCGGCATCTCATGGACCGGCCCGTTCCAGAAGACGCCGTTGCCGCTCATGAACGTCCACGCCTGGCCGCCCAGGAGCGCCGCCGCGGTCAGCGCGCACAGCAGCTCGGGATCGTTGACCTGGCCGACGCTGACGCCGTCGCCGCCGCCGACGGGCTCGGTGTTGAACGCGACCTTGCCCGAGTCGCGCATTTGCTCGTCGTAGCCATACCCGAAATAGTGTTCGACGATATGGGTATGGTCGCCGCGGTTGCCGTGGACCGTGAGCACCGTCGCCGGGTCCTGGGACCAATGCAGGAATGACTCCGGCATCTCGGGCTCCCAGGACGTCATCGGCGGATCGGTCTCGGCCAGGGCGTCCGGGTCCGATTGCCCGCCCGGCGCCGAGAGGCCGACGATCGCCGGCAGCCAGCCGGCGCCCTGGCGGAACGCCTCGACCATATCGATCAGCAGCTGCGCATCATCGCCGCCGTTTTGCCACGCCTCGTTGATCCCGAACGTGCCGCCGATCAGGATGTCGCGGCCGAATGGGAGCGAGGCGTAGAACGCGCCATTGGTGCGCATGTGCTCGAGTTTCTGATCGCGCGTCCAGCTGTTCATGTCGCCGCGATCGTCGAGGATCTTCAACCCAAGCTCGTGCAGTAGCGTCACGTACTCGCGTTTGCGGTCCCAATAGTTGGGCGTCGCGGGAATCGTGCGCCCGCTGTTGGCGACGAACGGGATCGGCGTGACCTCGCGGCCTTTCCAGGCGTCCCACTCGTCGGCGTCGCCGGGCCGGTTACTGTCCCAGTAGCCGAGCACGTCGAGGTTGCGGACGAAGGCGTATTCCTCGGCGATGATCTCGAGTTGCGTCCGCACGTCGAGCGCGCCGATGGTCTTGCCATGGCAGTAGGCGCTGAACCCTTCCATGAAGTGACAGCCCATGAGGATGCGCGGCCCGCTCGCATCGCTGATGACGCGCGCGCTGCGGGTCAGCTCGCCGGTGAGGCGGTTCGGATTCGTGATCGGCGGCGTCCAGAAATCGGCGCTCGACGCGAAGAATTCCCACTCGCCGGGGAGCGTCTCGCCTTGCGCCGTGACGACGCGACTGGTCGGCCCGCCGCCGAGCGGGGCTTGCAGATAGCCGCCGTGCGCGGACCGAAACGCGACGCCGACGTCGCGGACCTCGATCGTGAACCGCTCCCACTCGGCGGCCAACGTCGCGCGACACAGGACCGTGCCGTCGAGTTCGGCCGTGAGGTAGTGCCCATCGTGCGCCTGGAGCGCGACGCGGCCGTCGTCGAACGTGTGGACGGTCCACGTTTCCCATGGGCCGGCCTCGGGGCGATTGGCGAGGACCTCGCGGCCGCCGCCGCCCTCGGCACACACAAACCACCCGCCGGAGCTGCGGAGCTTCGTCGCGATCGGATCACGGGTCATGGTCGGGTCCTTCAATTGGTGCCGGCGATAATCGGGCCGCCGGCGATGAGTCGCCGCAGCGTGTCCTCGAGCGAGAACCGGACATTGCTCGCGCGGACGGTATAGCGCGGGGCGAGGCCAGGCGCCAGGCCGAGCTCGGTGATCGTGACTTCCTGAATGGTGAGCGTCGTCGGCCCGATCCGTTGCGACGGCAGGTTCACGAGGACGTCCTTCCCGGATTTCGTCAACACGTCCCGCGTCGCATAGGCGATCGTCAGGAGCGGCCGGCTAAACTGCGCGAGGTCCGCATCACAGCGCGCCGTCAGCGAGTCGACGCCGCGGCGCGCATCGACGATCAGGTACTCGACAATCCCATCGCCGCCGGTCCGCGCGGCATGTTCGGCTTGCGCCGCGAGGTCGTCGCGCTGCACCCAGATATGCACCGCGGACCCGGCGCGCATCATTTTTGTCAGGCCCGAGACGCCCGTGAGCATCGGCGAGGGCAGCGCCTGCGAGCCGTAGATCACGGCGGTCGTGATCGACCCGGACCCGGTGGCGGGAATCCCGGTGAGCGTATTCCCGCTAATGCCGGTGTGCTTGATGACCTGGCGGCCGCTCAGGGTGACCCAGCCGCCCGAGGGCCGGAAGGGACCGCTGAAGGCGACCAGCAAACTGGTCGCGCCCGGGTTGACTTGCCCGCTCGGTTGCTGCAGGCCCGAGGTGTCCGACGTCGGCTCGGTGAAGCCCGTCAGGATCACGCTATCGGATGTCGAAAACGTGATCGTCGTCGTGACGTTGTCCGTGATGCCGCCGACCTGGCGGCGCACCGGGTCCCCGACCGGCGACATAAAGAATTCGCGGTAGAGGGCGCCGGGCGGGCCGATCGGGATCGTCGCCTTGATCTGGCCGCCGATCGCCGTGGCCGTGGCGAGCGCCGTCGCCCCGAGCGCGGCATTCGCGACGGCGTCGGCATACGTGGTCGCCGTGTTGTTGGCGAGCGTCGTCACCAGCTTGAACGGGCCGGCGCCATTGAAGCGCCGATACAGTTTGCGCGCCGTGACGCCGGCCGGCCCGATCGGAATGTTCGAGACAGGGATGCGCTGCGTCGCGGTGCCGGTCGTGTTGCTGTTCGATAGTAGAGCGCCCTCACTGCCGTCGGGCGTGTTGTCGGTGAAGAGAGTCGCGGTGTTGTTGTTGAGCGTGCCGATCTGGTGATAGAGGCCGTCCGTTCCTGCGGAGGAGCGATAGCGATAGATGCGGCGACTCGTGACGCCGGCCGGCCCGACGGAAATATTGGAGAGGAAGCACTGCCATCCCGGGGACGTGCCACGCGGCAGCGAGGGCGTGCCGAAGCCCGGATCGAACACCGCCTCGCGCGTCTCGGCCGTCGCGTCCGACATCGTGTCGGTATAGGTGGTATCGGTATTGCCGCTGATCTCCGCGATGAAATAGCCGCCATTGCCGCTCGCGTGCGGTTTGGTGCCGTTCTGCGTGGTGCGATAGATGCGGCGCTTCACGATGCGGGTATCGAGGTCGCCCTGGTTGGCGCGGAAGCCAAAGACTGTCAGCGTGACGGCGTTATTGCCCCCCATCTGGACGCTGAGGTATTGCCACCATTCACTCTCAAAACCGCTCGCGGTGACGCCGGCGCAGCGATAAAGATAGGTCGTGCCAGGGGTCAACCCGCCGCCGCTTGTAAAACTGTTGAAGTTGAGGCCGCTAAACCCGGGCGTGCCATAGCGCGGGGTCGGGTTGATCATGGCGGTGATCTCCGCGATGGGACCGCCGGTGGTTTCGCCTTGCGCGTTGCCGTAGGTGATGCGATAGCGATAGACGATCGGGTTGAACGGATCGGGCGAGCACGTCAAATTGCCCGGCGTCGGCATCGTGTCGTCTGCCGTCGGTTGGCCGGGCGCGGGTAACTGCCCGAGCGCGGCCGACGTGGCGATGGCATTGCTGATCGGGCCGGGCACGGTCTCGCCGTAACTCGTCACAAACGAGACCGCGTAGTCATGTGCCCCCTGGTCTGGGCCGGTGCCCGGCGTTGCGACGTCGGCCGTCGGCGCGGTCGCCGGCGCGGGCAGAGTCCCCGTCGTGATCGACGCCGGCGGCCCGGCGAGCGACCGCCCCTGGGCCGACACATACACGACCGACAGGGTATGCAGGCCCGGCGTGACGCCGGTGCCGCCGGCGAGCTCGAGCAGCGGCGGCGACGAGGGCGCGGCGCCGGGGCCGACCAGCGACCCGCCGCTGCCGAGGACGACGCCGGTAAAGGCAATCTTTTCGGACTGCGCGCCGTCCGCGGTCAGGCCCGCGATCGCCAGCCCGCCGAGCGGCGGGAACATCACGCCATCCTGAATCGGGATCAGCGTTTCGCCGGCATTGATGTCGGTCGGGACGGATTCGCCGTAGCCCTTGCCGTAGACGCGCGTCCGCAGCTGCGAGGCGTCGGTGTTGATCGTGATCGGCGGCGCGAACAGGAACGGATGCGCATCATCGATCGGCGCCGGCGGGTCGGTGGTGTCCTCGAGAAACAGGAACACCGTCCGATCTTCGATCTTGGTATAGCCGCCGATCGCCGTCGCCAGCCGCGCCAGCGCGCCGATCAAGGTGTCGGACCCGTCGAACGTGATCGTCACCGGGGGCAGGCCCCCCTGGATGCCAGCCGCCGAGAACCCGGGCGTAAAGCCGACCGTGAGGTAATTCGCGATCGCATCGGCGGGCGTGTCGACCCAGGTCCCGAAGGGACGGCGGGCGTTGGCGCGCGCGGTATCGTCAATCGCGGTGACGCGCCAGGCGAGGTAGATCGGTTGGCCCTCGAAGACTTGATCGACCGTTTGCACGGCGCCGGCAAACAGGACCCGCGCGCCCATTGTGATCCGCACCGTTTGCCCGACGGCCGGCGCGTCGCCCTCGATCGTGAACGTCGCCGTATTCGGCGCGTCGTTCAGGATGTCGCGGATCGTGACGCCGGCGAGACGTACGCGCGCGGTCACCGGCACGCCGCCGATTACGATGCCGGCGTCGGTGATCGGCGGCGGGAGCGGCGGAACGGGGAGCAGACCCGTCAGGCCCGCAAACGCCGCGCCCGCGAAATAGGTGCCGGCGAACATGGGCTGTCAGGCCGGCCGCGGCGCGGCGCGGGTGATCAGGCGACGGACCCAGGCGCGCACGCCGGCGAACATGATCCGGCCGCGCGGCGCGGGCGGCGCCGGCGTGATCGCCCGGTCAAGCGCGCGGTCGAGCGCGCCGAGTTGATCCGCGAGCGCGACGAGCTGCGCGTCGTGCGCCTGCCAGCCGGCCAGGAGATCGGGGACATACTTCGCATAGTCGACGCCCCAGGGCTGACGCAGCCGGCCGGCGTCGTCCCGGTCATCGGTGCCGACGACGACGGCAAACGGCGCGACCTGGGCGGCCTCCTGGGCGAAGACGCCGCGGCCAGGTGATCCGTCGGCCATCCAGTCAAAGACACGCACCCGCGTGCGCCGCAGGACGGTCAGGTCGGTGAGCGGGCCGCGGTCGCGCTTGAGCCGGGCGTCGGAGGTCGTGCCGTAGGTCGTCGCCGTGCCGGTGGTCTGGATATACCCGGCAATCCCGGCCGGGGTCATAAAGAGAAGATGATTTGCGACCGTCGAAATCGAGACGCCGGTCTGGATGAGGCCGTTGGCGTAGGGGTTCAGCGTAATGAACGCGACGCCGCCGGTATTGCCGGCGGCGCCGACATGGAGGGACCCGACGCCGGCATCAAACGACCCGCCCCAGCTGAAGGCGCCCGAGGAATGGATTTGGCCGCGCAGGCTGTAGCCCGGCCCGGTGTACACGCTGAGTTTGGCCCCGAGCACATCCCCGACGATCAGTTCCAGGGTGCCGGGTTTCGACGCCTCGTTGCCGTAGCCGACGACCATCGCGCCGCGCTCGTTGCCGCCGCCCGGGCCGCCGCCCGTCAGCTGGAGGGACTTACTGTCCGCGCCGTCGGCGGTATCGCGGCTCAGTTGCGGAAAGTTGGCGCCGCTCTCGAGGTCGGTGAAGGCCTTGGCGGTAATCGTCTCCGCGATCAGGTCCCCGGCGACGATCGACCGAGCCGCGGTGCCTTCCTGGGCGCGCGCGATCGTCAGCGTGTCGCCGGCGCGCGCCGTGACGCGGACCACTTCCGCATTCACGGGCGTGGGCGCCTGCCCCGCCGGCCACACCGTCGCATTGAACGGCGCCGCCGGGAACCGCGCGCCCTCGCCGTTGGTGACGCCGAGCGACGTGCCGGAGGTCGCCGGGCTCGGCGCCAGGGCGACGGTCGAGATCGCGAGGTTACGGTGCGCGTCGAAGCTCATGGGATGCCCTAGCTGGTCGCGAGTTGGGTGCCGGATCGAATCGTCTGCATGATCAGCTCCGACACGCGCCGCGCCAGATTCGATTCACTGTCGACGAGGTTGAAGGAATTACTGACAGTCGTGGTCCCGCCGCCGAAGGTCGGCCCGGCTTCGCCGATGAGCGACCCGCCGGACAGCGCCGCGATCCGGTCGCGTTGACTCTGGGTGGTAAACAAATGCCCTTCGCCGAGGATCGCGTTCGCCTGCGCGGCGTATTTTTGTAAGTTCATCCACTCTTTGATCGCGTCACCGGTGATCGTGATCTGCTGCGCGACTTGTTGATAGCCGTCCACGGTTTTTTTCGTCGCGTCGGTCGCGGCGGCGCCGGCCTCGGTGTGCGCGTCGCCGACTTTTGTGAGCCCATCAATTTCCTGCTGGTTCTGGTCGATCCGCTCTTTCTCCGCGGCGGCGGCGTCCTTGGTCGCCTTGATCTGTTTTTGCAGATCGTCGAACCAGCCTTGCGCCGCCTTCTTTTTCTTCTCGGCCATCTCGGCCGCGTCGGCCTCCATGATCGCGAGCTGGTTCGCGTTCTTCACGTCCGACATGAGTTTGGCGTATTGCTCATTCAGTTTGGCCTCGGCGGCGGCGCGCTCCTCGGCGACCTTGGCGCCGGCCTTGCGCGCGGCGGTGGCGACGTCCTCGCGCTCGGCGAGGACCTTGAGCGCCAGCGCCGAGACGCCGTACTTGTCGGTGAGTTGCTGGGTGCTCGCGCCGGCCTCCTGCGCGATTTGGATCTCGTCGCGTTGCGCGGCGGTCAGCGCGCGCACTTCCGCGTGCGCGTCGGCGAGCTTTTGCCGCCAGTCAATCTTGGTGGCGATGTTGGCGCGCATCGCCTGTTCGTTGAATTTGATCGCCTCGGTATAGCTGATCGTCGCGTCGGCGCCCTGGCTGATCGCGCGGGTGATCGTGTCTTGTTGCGCGCCGCCGGTTTGGGTGGCGAGCGCCTGGCCCCACCCGGTGATCGCGTTGGTCGCGGCTTCGATCGCCTTGCTGGCGCCGGTCCATTTGTCGATGAAGGTCCCGATCTGCCAGCCGACCATCGCGGCGCCGGCGATGGCGGCGGCGGTCCCGAGCGCCCCGAGCGAGCTCGCGCCGGCCGAGCCCGCGTTCTTGATGTCGTCGAGGCCTTTGACAAACGGCGCAATATTGATCCCGAGCGAGCCGAGGACACCATCGACTTTCTGGTATTCCTGCGCGAACGTGCGCGAGCTCGCATTGAGCCCCTCGGTCGTCCCGGTCAGCTTGATCAATTGCTGATCGGCCTTCGAGACCGCCGTATAGAACTCCGCAAAATCCGCGTTAAAGACGCCCGTGACCGCCATTAGTTACTCGCGCGCGCGCTCGGCGTTGAAGAGGTCGACGAGCCGATCATGGATGTCGGCGTCGAGGTCCCGGACCCATTCGTACCGCCAGCCGCAGTGAATGGCGAGGACGAGATCGGAGCGGACGCCGGCGGCCCACTCGACGTTTTTTTTTGCGCCTCGCGCTCCGCCGTCATCGCCTGTTCATGCGCCTCGATGGCGTCGGCGATCTCCTCGAAGCTCTCCGGGCTTAGTTGATTGAGGACGCGCTCGAGGTCGACGATCGCGAGCTCGCGGATCGCGACGGTCCGGCCAGCGTCGTCGGTGAGCGACCAATCCAGCAGATAGGCGGTGATCTTCGCCAGGCCGACCTGGAGCGGGTCGACCACGCGCGCGCCATCGACACCCGCGGCCCACATGCGCGCAAATGCCGCGCGGCGCTCGCCGGCGGTGAGCCGCGCGCGGACGACGAGGGTATCGCCGTCAGAGATCGTCAGTGTACGGACGTCGGGGCGGATGAACCGATGCACGGCATACTCTCTCTCTCTCCGAGGGTGGCGCGGACGTGCGCGTCAATGACCGTCAGGGTCAGACACGTCCATTTCCACACCGTCGCGCCGACCGGCGTCTCAAACGCGATCGGCGCCTGGGTGAGCCGGAACGGATCCAGGTCCGTGAGCCGGCCGGTCAGCGTGACGACTTTGGTCGTCTCGTCGCGGAGCAACGTGAACGCGCCGACCCGCGCGGCCGGGTAAAAGCCCCACGTCAGGCGGCCCGTGACGCCGGTCAGGACGACGCGATTTCGCATTTACGGCGTCGCGGGTTCCCGCGACCAGTTGCCCTGTGCGCTCCACGTTCCCTCGATCGTCACGGCGCCATCGGCGGCGCAATTGATCGTCCCGTCGAGGTTCGCGAGCCCCTCGAAAAAGAACGTCGGATCGTTGCGATCGGGGACCAGGTTCAGCATGACCGCGACATCGCCGAGGATCGCGTCCCAGAGGACCGGCGAGGTCGCGCTATTCCAGAAGCCCGAGAACTTCCCTTTGTAGTCCGGGAGGCCCGAAACCGACTGTTTATTCGTGTCGCCGAAGCACGTGACATCGACCCGATCGCGGGTCGCCTCGAGCGTCCATTCCTTCATGTCGGCGACTTCGACCGGCGTCGACCCGCCGGCGGGGTCCATTTTGATCTGTCCACGGTTGCCGTGTATGCGTCCTGCCATTGGTGACCTCTGCTCTTATGGGGTGTGGGGTGCGACGACGACCTCGTACCGGCCGCCGCGATGCGTCCAGCGATTGGCGCGATCGGTGTCATCCGGGGTCGCGTACCGCAAGTAGCGCGTCCGGAGGGTCTTCACGTGGTCATAGCCGGCGACCGTCAACGCGACGCCTTGGAGGAGCTCGTGGATCCGTTGGCGCGCGCGCTCGCCGTTAATCGCGGCGGCGGCCTTTTCGACGGCGGTCACGTCGTAGACGAAGCGCTCGAACGCCGGGGCGCCATCGGTGCCGAATTGAAATTGATACTCGTCCCCGTGGTCGAACAATTCGACCAGGACGAACTGGTCGCGACCGGCCGGCGCAAAGTCGAAATAGACGCCGCCAGGCATCAGCGCGAGCAGCACCGCATCGCCGTCGAGCGCCGCGACGATCGCGAGGTCGACATCGTTGCTCGTCATGACTTGCGAACCTCGAGGCCCTGCTCGCGGATCACGTCCTCGAGCTCCAGGTAGAGCCGGATCCGCGCGCGTTGCATGATCGGGACAAAAAGGTCGGCGGCCGGCATGAAGCCCCGATTGGCGCCTTTTTTCGTTTGACGGACCTTCGTCCCGAACTCGAATAGATGCGCGTGATGCGCGGTGGACCGGACTTCCATCGCGGCGCCAAAGCGCGAGCCGGCCGGCTTGGCGCGGACGCGGAGGCCTCGGCGGAGGTTCCCCGTCTCCCCGGTCGGATACCTTGCGAGGAGGTCGGCCTGCGCCTGGTTGGCGGCGGCGACGACGCGAGACCCGGCCTCGAGCTTGAGCGCGTTCGGAAGCTCGGCGAGCGCCTTCCGGAGCTCGGCCATCCGTGAGAGTCCAAAATTCAGCCTCATGACGGCGGGACCTCCACGGCGATCGCCTCGGTGAGGTCTCGATGGGCGACGTGTCGCACGCCGGCGAGCGCGTAGACGAGGCCGTCGTCGGCGGTGACACGCGTCGCGGTCGTGACGCCGGCGTGATACCGGCCGGTAATCACGGAGACCGCCTTGTCGATAATCGTCCCGGTCCCGGCGCCGATGCGCTCCTGGTCCTGCACGGTCGCCGGATCAATCGAGCTCCACCAGACCGCCGGGTCGAGCGGCGTCCATGTCAGCGTGTAGCCGCCGTCGCCGTCCGCGACCGGCTCGCCTGGCGCCTCCACCGAGACGAGGTGCCGATACTGGCCGATCATGCGAGCGCCGGGTCCCGATACGGCCGGAGCATCGTTTGGATCCGGTCCCAGTTGTTCGGCGCGTTATCGTCGCCGGGGCCGCCGCGGTGGATGTCGAGGTCGGCGAGTTGCAGGAGGATCGCGGCCGGAATTGGCGGCGGTACGGTCGCCGGCGTCCACGAGGGATCATCCTGCAGCTTGAGATGCTTACGGATGATGCCCTCGGCCGCGTCGAGCTTCGCTTGAATGTCCGCGTCGCCAGGATGGCCGTCCGGCGTCGTGATCTTCAAGTGGGCTTTCGCCTCCGCCAGCGTGACCAGTACCGCCGCCATCTAATGCCCGCCTCTCAGGTCGTCGCCTTTGATCACGAGCGTCCAGTCGCCGGAGGGGTCGCCGGGACGATGCCCGGTCGTCGGGCGATTGCAGAACCAGAGCCCTTTGCAGAGGACGAGATCGCCGGCCTTATAGTCCGACGACTCGCGATAGGGACCGCGCAGCGTGAACCCTTGTCCGTCCTTGCCCGGCGGGCCGTCCTTGCCGTCGAGGCCAGAGACGCCAGCGACGCCGGCGGGGCCTTCCGGCCCGGCGGGTCCCGGCGGCCCAGGGACCGGCGCGCGGGCCTCGAGCGCGACGACGCGCGCGACGAGCGGCTCGAGGAGCGCTTTGAACTCCAGCGCGATGGCGTCGGCGAGCGCGTCAGGCTGCATAGAGGTCCCTCGCGAGCGCGAGCGCTTTGACGCGGAGCGCGGTAATGGTCTTGGCCGTCGGGTCCTCGGCCGGCGGCAGCGCCGGCGGCGGCGGCGTCGCGCTCGGGCCGTCCGGGATGGGCCGCTCGGCGAGTTGCGAGAGCGGCCAGTACTGTTGTTGCAGGTACGGTGTCTGGCCGCCAGGCGTCGGCCCGACGTCGAAATACTTTTTGCGCGCCTCGTTAATCGAGAGGCCGCCGGAGCTAATCGCCGTCGACGCCGCCTGGGTCTTGCTCACGGAGTCCATGCGCATCAGGTCGTCGACGTTGAACTCGGTCCCGTACGGCTTCGGGAGCTCGAGCCCCTCATCCAGACAGAGCTCCATATTTTCAATCAACGATTGCAAGCACTGCGAGTAGTACTGGATCGTCAGCGGTTCGACGTTGGCGTACGGCGGCGGGTCGCCGACCGAAATCATGTACGGCTGAATGTGGAAGCAGGAACACACGGTGGTCGCGGTCCACTGCAATTGCTCAATGAGTTGGGCGTCCGTCGCATTGACGGCCATCTGCTCGTACGTGAGCCCGTCGCCGAGGACCGCGACCTTCCCGACATTAGCGCCTGAAAAGTTCGTCTCCCAGTACGCTTTCAGCCGCGCCGCCGTCGAGTCGTCGATCGCGCCAGGCGCCGTGAGCACGCCGCCGGGCTGCGATCCATTGGTAAAGAAGCGCTGTGAGTTGGACTGGATCGCGAGGCCCTGCACGGCGGCAATGCCACTCGCGTAGATCGGCGACACGCCGCACAACGGGTGGTAGAGCGTAATCATCATGTCGTGGATCATTTCGCGCGCCGGAACGACGACGTGGTCCTGCGTCAAGCCTGAGAGATCGTCGCGCGTGAGCTCGTAATAGACGCCGCCGTCGGTCGCCACGAGCGGCTTGACCTTGGTCGGGTCGAGCACATACAGCGCGACGACGACGCCGCGCTCGTCGCGTTGCTTGAGGACGTAGGTATTGCCGTGGATCAATTTCGAGCTAATCCACTGCTCGACGAATTTGATCCGCGTCTGGTAGCGGTTCGGCTTGCGGAGGACCGGCGAGAACGCCGGCGAGCTCGTCGGCGTCCAGATCCCCTCATCGTCCTCGGCGACGAGCCGGAGGCCGAGCTTCCCAATATCGGAGGCGATGAGCGTCACGCACGCGAACACGGCGCTATAGGTGAGGACCGTCGGCGCCGTGATCTCGTCGTTGTTCTGCCAGGCGCCCGTATACGGCTCGCGGACGACGGGAAACCAGCCGCCGCCGCCGCGCGCGCCGGCCGGCGAAGGGACCGGCGACGCGGCACGCGCGCGGCTGATTTCCAGACCGAAGATTCGCATGCGGGACCGCCGGGTTACTTCGTCGCCGGCGCCGGCGCGCTCGGGCTCCCCGTCGAGACCGTGACGCCAGTCGGCGCCGGCCAGGCGGTCGCCGTCAGGTACTTGACCGCGTTGGCATTCACGCGCTTCCAGTTGATGAACCGTTCCGCGCGGAGCGCGACACAGTTGTTTTGGAACATGGACACGTAGACGGTCGTCGCATCAGCCGGCGACATCGGCGCCGAGTCCATTTGCAGCGAGGCCTCACGCGAGGCGTCGATCGTGACGCCGCCATCGTCAGCCAACAAGCAGAGTTGCGGCTGAATAGCGACCACCAGGCCGGCGGCGATATTCGAGGTAATCACGGTGATCCCTTTGAACGTGCCACCATTGAGGCCGACGCCGGGGAATTCCGGCGACCCGTCCAAGTTGCTCCTGAACGAGAGCGCGAGCGCGTTCGCCGGCGACATGACGAAGGTCACACCATCGACGGGGATATTGTTGCTCGCGAAGTGATTGATCAAGGCCATGATGTCGGCCATCGGATTGGTCGTCGCGGCGGCCGTCGGCGCGCCATTCGTGATCGAGGCCGGGTTCACGCCGGCGACGGCGGCGACCGCCGGATCGAGGAATTGATTGTCGATGAACTGCGCGATCCCGTTGATCATGTCCTGACGGACGAGCGCCTCAGCGGACGGCGAGGAGAACCGCGCGAGCTCGTCGGTGATCACGATGATCCCGGCGACCTTCGAGAACCCGAGGGTATCCAGCGCGAATTGGAGCGAGCCGAGCGGCTTCGGTTTCGCCTCGCCGACCCACCCATACGACCCGCCGGCGGTCTGCTTCGGGACCTTGACGTTGAACGGGACCTGGCGGAAGCCGGGAATTTTCCCGACGACCGTCGCCGGCCGCAGGAGCTCCACAAATTCATTCGCCATCGTCTGATTCACGAGCGGGGAGGCCCAGGTCGGATCGGTCGTGGTGCCGGGGGCGACGGCCGCTTTGAGCGCGAGCGCGACCTCCGGCGTCGAGTCCTTCCACCGTGACTCGGCGTACGCGGCGGCCTCGTGTTTGTTGCCGTGGCAAATCATGAGCGCGGTCGCGTAGCGCGTGAAGGCCGTCCCGAGCGGGACGTTCGGCCGGACGGAGACCGAGCGGACGCCCTGCGGCGTCACGATCGGCGTCGGCGTCGGCGCCGCGGCTTTGGTGATGAGTAATTGCTCGTGATCCCGCCAGCGCACGAGATCCGCGTCGATCGCTTTGACTTCGGCGGCCAGGCCGTCATGCTCGACGGACTGCTCGGCGTTGAGCGTCTCGCCGGCCTCGGCGGCGAGCGTCATGATCTCACCCATGCGCGCGGCTTTGGCGGCGCGCTTGTTTTCCAGGTTCTGAATATGTTCGGAGGTTGGGGTCATGGTCGTCTGTCTCGGGAAAATGCCCGAGGCGCCGGGCGGAGTGAGGCCGGACGCGGCCAGGTGCGGCGCGTCGAACGACTTGATCGTGAGGATCGTCGCCTCGACGTTGGCCGGGATGGTGACGAGCGAGAGCTCGGCCACTTCGGATTTCAGAATGTGCATGCCGCCGGAGGCGAGGACCTTGAGCCCGTCGCGCGCCGGCGCGTAGCCGATCGAGACCGCGCGGATGAGCCCGGCCTTGATGCTATGCCACGCCTCATTCACGCGATCGCGGACGGGACCGGGCTCGCCGACGTCCGGGAGCTCGGCGTCGAACGCCAGGCCCGCCGGCGTCGCCGTCAGCGTGACGGTGCCGACTGGCAGCCGGCGATCGTGGTGCAGGAGGAGGGGAAGCGGGTTGCGGAAGGTCGCGCCGAGCGGTTCGAAGATATCGCCGGAGCGGTCCGGTGTGGGCGTCGAAGCGATCCCCGTAATCCGCCGGCGCTCGCCGTCGAAGGCCTTGACGGAGAGCACGGCGTACGCGCGGTCGAGCACCGGCCGAGTTTAGCGACCGGACTTAGGCTCTGGCGATTTCGGATATCCCGAAGGCGAGGCGAGCGACTGACGGATCAGTTCCGGCACGCTCACGCGCGCGGCCGCGGCTTGCCGATAGAGCGCGTCGTAGCGCTTCGACGGCAACGCGACGCAGACCTTCGTGGAGGGGTCGGTCGCGTCGAGCGGCGGATTGCCTCGGCGGCGCGGCATAGGATCTAGATCGGAGCCCCAAAAATATACACCTGATACCCGGGCGGTTTCACCGAATTGTTCCGATCCATGCGATCGATCGCCATGATGAGCGCGACGACGCCGTCAATGCGTTCGGTGCTGACTTTCTTGCTCGGCTTGAGGTTGCCGGCCGGGTCCGACTCGACGGAGACATTGCCGACGTTCCACTTCAGGACGGGATGGCCGTCGTGTCGGAGGGTCTTCGAGAGGACCGCTTTCTCAAGCGCCTTGGTCGGCGCCGAGAGACTCACGAACCCTTGCCGCATGGGGACGCATGCGAGGCCGTCCTGCTGCTGCAGGCGCGTCACCAGGTCGGTCGCGTTCCAGGGGTCATAGGCGACCTCGCGGATCTCGAAGCGCGCGGCCCAGTCCTGGAGCGTCGCGCGGACCGCCTCATAGTCGACGACGTTGCCCGGCGTCGCCGTCAGATAGCCGGCCTTACTCCATTCGAGGTATGGCACGCGATCGCGCGCGGACCGCGTGCGGATCGTGTCGGCCGGCGCGAAAAAGTGCGCGAGCACGTCGAACGACCCGCCGGCGTCGGGAAACACGGCGACCAGCGCCGTGAGGTCCTGTGTGCTCGAAAGGTCCATCCCGACATAACAGGGCCGGCCGGCGAGCTCGTGCGGCGGCGCCGATTGGCACGCGTCCCACGAGGCGAGACTGAGCCAGCGTTCCGCCTGTTCGGTCCATTGATTGAGATAGAGCCGACGAAATACGTTCTCCTGGGCGGGAATCTCGCGCGCGCGGACGGCCGCCGCGCGGATCTCCTCGAATGACCGAAAATCGCCGAGCGCCGGGTTCGCCGCCTTCCACACTTTCTCACTGGTCCAGTCCGCGTCGGCGTCGGCCTCCCAGATGATCGGCAGAAATGACGGGTCGATCGTCGGGTCCTGAAGGATGCGCTTCCCATGCGCGTAGAGCTCATAGAGGATCGAGTGTCGATCGTAGCCGGCCGTCGAGATCGCAATCACGAGCGGTTGCGCGCGCGCGCCCGTCGAGGACGCGAGCACATCCCACAAATCGCGCGAGGCCGCCGCATGGAGCTCGTCATAGATCACGCGTGAGGCGTTGAACCCATGTTTCGAGTACGCCTCCGCGGAGATCGCGCGATAGAAGCTTCCGGACTTGCGGTGGACGATCCGTTTCTGACTATCGACGATCTCGCACGCCTCGGAGAGCTCGGCGTCATTGCGGATCATCTGCGCGGCGACGTTGAACACGAGCGCGGCCTGGTCCTTATCGGCCGCCGCGCTGTAGACCTCGCCGCCGATTTCCCCGTCGAATAAGAGTCCGTCGATCGCGAGCGCGGCGCAGAGCTCCGTTTTGCCGTTCTTGCGCGGCATCATCAGCAGGACCGTCCGGTATTGCCGCAGCCCGGTCTGTTTATTAAGCGTGAAGATCGGCCGGATGATTTTCTTTTCTTGCCACGGTCGCAGGTGGAACGGTTGGCCGGCAAACGGCCCTTTCGTGTGCGTCAGTTGATTAATCAGGCGGACCTTCTCGGTCGGCGTCATTGGGGTCCTACAAGAATCCGCCGGCGACGGCCTTGGCGTGTTTTGACGACGCGCCGAAAGGATTCGCGATCCATACCCACGTACTCATCGATAAGCGGCATGTCACTAAACGGCCGGAAACCGCCGGGCTCGCCGTTCCGAATCCATGACCACAGCCACGGCGGATCGGCCGGCATGAGAGAACAGTTCGTCGGCTCACTTGGTACTGTGGCGGGGTCACCTAAACGCCGCCACTTAGATCGTCGGCCCGCTCGTCGCGACCGACGGACAAAATGCAATTCGGCCTCTTGGAGTGTGCGGTCCCATAGTTTCGGTGGGACCCAAACGCCGCGCGCGTAGTCGGTCCACGTGTGCCATTGCTCGACATTGATCGGGGTGAAATACCGCGATTGATAGCGCTTCACAGGCCGGGCCTGCGGCGGCGCAGGCGGCGGCGCCACAATCACAACGACCGCCGTCGGAGAGACTGAGGCCGGGACTGTTTCGTCAAACGTCACGTAGTACATTGATCCATCCGGGAGCACTCGGAGCGCGATCATAGATGCCCGGCCCACTTGCTCGCGGGTTTGGCCGGTTCGGCGGTGTGGATGCGCGCGCGCGCGCTCGGCGTCATGCCGAATTCCACGAGAAACGTTTTCATGTGTTTGAACGCCTGATCGGCGATGCGGACCCACGGCGAGACGGTCGGCCCATACTCGCCGCCGTCGAGGACCGCGCCGAGCGCGCGGACCTTCGCGGTCGCGTCCTTCCAGGTCGTCCACGCCTCGCAATACGCGCACAGGGCATCGACGTCCGTCTCGGTGAGGACGCCGAGGCGCGTGAGCATCGGCGCGAGCCGGGTCCATTCGGCCGCCGCCGCGGGTGCGAGCCAGGCCGGCGGCGCGAGCACGACGCGGCCGGGTTGCGGTTCGCGATCGTTGATCGGGTGTTTGCGCGGATTGCCCCGAAGGACCCGAAGCGCGGTCGGGACAGGTTTACGGCCTCGCATACATCAATCCCCCTGCGCCGGGTCGGGCGCCGGTGCGCTCGAGCTCGGCGTCGCGTGCGACCGTGGTCCTCTCGAGGTGACGACGACGTCGGCGCCGGATACCGCGCCCAATTTCGCGGAATGTTGCGCGGTGC